ACCCTTTGTTTAGTATTGTGTAAAATAAAAATAAAGGGGCAAAGGTGTTGTTTTGGGTGTGTGTGTGGGGTGCGTGGCATGGCGTGGGGGCGTGGGGCGTGGGTGGTGGTGGTGGTGTGGGGGTGTGGGGTGTAGCAAAAAGCTAAAAAGATGCAACAACAAAAACGGCTTTTAAAAGTACCCCCCCTATCGAAAAAAAAATCGCTTTCCAATGATCGATGATCGCTGTATTTTATATTATTACCCAGAGCCTCTTTATAAGTGATATTAATTTTGTATATTTGTACATGGAAGCATGGGAAATAGAGATACAAAACAGAATCCCTGTTGGGGTTGCAATTGGCTGGAGTTTTTTTAATAAAGATGAAAGCTATGATTATGGTGAACTAATACTTTACCTAGGAATAATAAGTTTACATTTTAAATGGCAATGATATGATTAGTAAAAAACCGATTATGAAAGAGTATATGTCTTCACGTAGCAAACATGAACTAGATGGTCATGGACAGTATTACGAAATGGGGATTAAAAAATTAGCTAGCTTTAAAAAAGCTAAAGATCGTGCTAAGGATATTAGTATGATAGCTGAAGGGATTGAATTAGCAGAAGCTAAAAAGAATTTCTTTAGTATATACAAATAATTTCTTCCCACAATTTATATTGTGTTTCTCAGAAAGAGGGGTTTAACTTCGGTTAGCCCCTTTTTTGTGTCGTTTTATGTCGGCCTATGTCGATTTGGTGTCGATTATTTTTCTTGTAACTAACTGATTTCTAACTATTAACTATCTTTTATGTCGATTATGTCGGTTTTTATTCTAATTATATAGATAATAAAAAATATAAATACTATAATAACTATATATATATATAGAGAAACATAAAATCGACATTCGTCATGTCCTTTAATTTTTGTATATTTGCATTAAATCTAATTTAACACAATATGAATCCAAAAGAATTATCTTTCGACCAGGAAGGAAGAGACAAGTTGCTAAATGGAATAACTAAAATTTCAACAGCTGTCAAAAGTACATTAGGGCCACTCGGCAAAACAGTATTAATAGAATCACCAAACCACAGAGGAGGAATTACAATTACAAAAGACGGTGTGACTGTAGCTAAATCAATTGACTTAGAAGACTCGGTAGAGAATCTAGCAATTACTATGATGAAAGAAGCTGCAGACCGAACGGCAACCTCAGCAGGAGACGGAACAACTACGGCTATTGTACTTACCGAAGCTATTGTCAAGGAAGGTATGCAATTGATTCAGAGAAACCCTGAAATAAATACCACACAATTAATTAGAGATATCAAGTCTCATTCAGATGAGGTAATAAAATCATTAAGCAGTTTATCAAAAAAAGTAACTGGTAAAACATTACGTGATGTTGCTACAATATCTGCAAACAACGATCCTGTTTTAGGAAAGATGATTGCTAGTGCGTACAAAGAGTTAGGTAAAGACGGAATACTTACAGTAGAAAATAGTAAGACAGACAAAACATACTACGAGGTAACTAAAGGAATTAAGATTGACAGAGGATATTCTTCAAAGCTGTTTATTAATAATCACAGAAACGATGAATGTATACTAGATGATGTATATGTTTTAATGACGGACATGGAGATTACCAATATACTTCAGATTGAAAATATATTAAAGCCGATAATAAACCAAAACAAAAAACTCTTGGTGATTGGGAACTGTTCTCAAAATGTGACAAACACATTAGCAGCGAATGTAGTTCAGAATAATTTAAAGCTCTGTAATATTATACCACCATCGTTTGGTTACAAAACAAATGAACTGATGAGTGATATTGCTTTGGCAATAGGTGCAAAATATTTCAGCGAGTCGCAGGGCGACAACATTGGGATGTTGACAATGGAAGATTTAGGACATGCTGATAAAATTATTGTAGGAAAAGATGGAACTGTAATTATGAATGACGAAGTTCAAGATGCTAAGTCTAGAATTTCTGAGTTGAAAGTTCAGAAAGAAAACAATAAGGACAAGAAAGAAAGAGATTTCATTACCGAACGTATTGCATTGTTGTCAGGAGCTGTAGGTGTGATTTATGTTGGAGCTGATTCTGATATTGAGCAGAAAGAAAAGTATGATCGTGTAGAAGATGCAGTATGTGCAGTTAAATCAGCGATTGAAGAAGGAATTCTTCCAGGAGGAGGGGTAGCTCTTTTGAGATGTGCAGAAAAACTAGGAGACGGAGACTCAAATGACGTTATGTATGGAGCTTTGATTTCACCACTAGAGCAGATACTTACAAATGCAGGTGAAAACATAAAAGAAATTAGAGATAAAATTTGTAGTTGTGCAGATGCTCCACATAATTTTGGATATGACGTAAAAAATAAAGTTTTTGGCGACATGTACAAGATGGGAGTTATAGATCCTGCAAAAGTTACAAAGAATGCGTTGAAAAATGCAGTAAGTGTAGCGACAACAATATTAAGTACTAATGCAATCGTAACAATGAAAAGAAAATGAATCATTGGTTAGCAGAAGGTAAAGAGATTTTAAAAAAAAGAAAAATGAAAGCAATAGGTAAATACATTGTAATTACAGAAATCAAAGAACAGCAGAAAACTGAGTCAGGTATTTTACTAACGTCTGACGACAGTAACTTGCTAAGGTACAAAAAAGGTTTGATAAAGATTCCAGGGACTGAAGTGTCTGTAGTATCTGAAGGTGACGTTATTTATTATGATAAAAACGCAGGTCACAAGATGATGTTAGAAGAAGAGGTAGTTACAATTATATATGAAAGAGATATTGTAGTAGTTCTCTAATATTTTATACATATACTAATTAATCTGTAAAGAAAATCGAAAAATCTTTACAGATTTTTTTTTATCTCTGCATTCATTTTTTTAATTATCTTACGATAAACTTTTTGAGAATAATCAGCATTAGGATCAAACATAGAATTCCGTCTTCTGTCCTCAGAGACAGTTTCTTCCATGTTTAATTTTTTATAAATCGAAGCGCATATGCGCTTACCAGAAAACCCAAGCTCATATAATGTAGACTCACGCCCTTTACGTTTACGCCATACGACAATTAGTTTATCTTTTAATAGATTGTGAAATCTGTTTTTATCCCAAGACATTATCTCGTTGAATTCCTCAAAGTCTTTTTGAGTAAATAGTTCTTCACTATATAAAAACAAAAGCATTTCAATATCAGCAGTACCTAATCCGTATTTGATCTTAGCCCATTGTTTTACGACTTTCCAATATTTTAGATAATCACTTTTAGGTTGATATCTAGCATATACCTTGCTAATCTTTCTTCGAATTTTCATTTAATTAAATTTGTATCTTTGCAAAGATAACTTATTTATTATGGCATTAAGTAGAACAGCTAAATTTTACCGAGACAACCCAGAGGCTAGAAAAAAACATAGAGCCTACCAAGCTAAGTATAATAAAAAAAGAAAATCAATAAAACAACGTGTAGCTGACAACAAAGCTAATAGGCGTTTTGGAACTTACGGAAACTATGATGGACTTGATGTTTCTCACAGAAAAGGTAGGGTAGTACTAGAAAAGGCATCTAAAAATAGAGGAAGTAAAACAAATACTCCAGGAGATAGAAGAGCTAGAGGTAAAAAAGGAAAAGGAAGAAAAAATAAAGGTAATACAGGAGGTAAATAAAAAAATAAACAATGGGACTAGGAGCAGCTATAGGAAACGGAATACCTTTTCAAGATAAAAGAAACGAAGATATACCTGAAATCTGTTTTATTATAACAGAGTTAGATGATTTTTGTGAGCAAGAAACAGTAATTGGAGATAGCAGAATGATTCCAGAACTATGCGTAACTCCTTAAAATAAATAAAAATGGCAAATAAGAAATTTTCACAATTTGAATTAAAGACAAATCAAGCGGATGTAGACTTTTTGGTAGGATACACAGGGACAGAAAATGTTCAAATAGCATCTGAAAAAGTAGGATTAAGATACGACTTATCAGGAAACGTAAGCGATGTAACTGATTATGCAGTTTCATTAACAGACAATAATGGAGGATTAGACAAAGTAACTCTTGTTGCAGGAGACAACATTGTTTTGACAGATTTATCCCCTGGCACACCAAATGCAGTTCAAATAGATACAAAAAGAGGTTCTGTGTACATGGTTACAGGAACATTTCAAAACGTTTTTGGTGGAGACCCTGGTATTTTTGGAGATACGTTAGAATTTGGAATTAGTTCAGTTCCTGCAGCGGATCATTCTTCAGTATTAGTTATTCCTGTAGATGCAAAATTAATTGGTGTAAGTTATAAATGGATATCAGATGATGCCGTAGTAGGTATTCCAGTTGGTGCAGTTTATAAAATTCAATTAAGAGCAATGTCAAATACAAGTGGAGCTACTACAGATACTGCAAATTACACAACGCCTCAAGACATAAACGGAATTGATTTAACAGATTCTGACAATGGAACTTATCCATTTAAAACTCAAAATGCAATTAGCCCTACAGTATCTTTACCTGCAGGAACAATTATTAATGTATCAGGAGTACAGACATCAGGATCAACAATCCCTACTTCAAATTCAGAAATAGAAGTAACTTTAGTGCTTGAAACAACATCATTTTAATTATGGCAAAAAAAGGTAGAACAAAAGGAAATAAAATTTGCCCTGCAGGAATAGCATGGGCTAAAAAAAAGTTTGATACATATCCATCTGCATATGCAAATATGGCAGCAAGTAAATATTGTAAAGACCCTAAATACGGAAAGTAATGGATAAAGATACTATAAAGTATACGCTTCAATATATTGAAGCAGTAAAAATGATGAAAGAATTATCTGATGATTTTGAAGAGCAAATGATGTTTGCTGATGTAATTCATAAGTATGAGATGAAGTTAAAGGGGATTAAGCCAACAGATTCTTATGTAGAGTGTGTAGGCTGTGGTTCATAAATTTATATAGATGGGTGAGTTAGCTAAATGGAGAGCAGAAAAGTGGGTACGCATTGGAACTGATGGTTCAATCAAAGGAGAGTGCGGTACTAGCAAAAACAAAAAAAATCCAGATAGATGTTTGCCATTAGCAAAAGCAAAAAGTATGAGTAAAGCAGCACGAGCAAAAACTGCACGAAAGAAAAAAGCAGCAGGCAGAAAAGGAAAAACGGTTGTAGCAAATACTAGGGCCGCTAAAGTAACTAAGAAATACACTAAATGATATGGCCGATAAAAGTAAAATGTCTTGCAACAAGCCTACTCGCTCTGACAGAGCAGGTAAAAAGAAAATGGTTAAAGCCTGCGAAGGAGGAAAAGAAAAACTTATTCACTTTGGAGCAAAAGGATATGGACATAATTATTCAGCAGCTGCAAGAAAGAGCTTCAAGGCACGTCACAAATGTGGAACAGCTAAATCAAAACTAACAGCACGTTATTGGGCATGTAAAAATTTATGGGCAGGCAAGGGCGGTTCAACAAAGTCTAGCCCTTCAAATAGAAGAGGAAAATATTAGTATATTTGTAGAATATAAAAATTTATAACTATGGCACAAGGATACAACTCAAGACTCGATGAGTCATTAGGAGCAAGAAACGGAAAAAAGAAACAATCATTTAAAGATCGTAGAGACGAATCTAAAGCAATGTCTAAAAAAGATTATGGACATTCTTATGGAGCGGATAAAGGTATGTCTTATAGACATGCTCATAAAGATTGCGTTCATTATGTAAAAAAACACTTAGGCGGTTTAATAAAAAAATAAATGGGGAAAGCTTTTGTAAAATTAGGATTGTGGATGCAAAGAGTTTGGTGTAAATTTCAATGTGCTTGGAATTACGCTATAATGTCTTTAACTTTTAAAGTAATTGACAAGTGTCCAAACAAATTATGTACTTGTAAGAAATGAAATCAAGAGGATTAGGAGATAGCGTTGAAAAATTAACCAAAGCAACTGGAATTAAAAAGGTTGTAGATACAGTTAGTAAGGTAACAGGGAAGCCTTGTGGTTGTGGTCAAAGACGTGATAATTTAAACAGAATGTTCCCTTATAATAAATAAACTATGGCTTATCAAAAATTACAAGCAGGTAGAGCAGCATTAGTAGTTCCAAGTGATACGGATCAAATTCCAAGTGTTACAGGAGGTACAAATAATGGATGTGCTTTATATATTGGACTTCCAGGAAATGTTCGAGTAAAGACTGTTGGTGGAGATGATGTTATATTTGTTGGATGTTATGCAGGTCAATTTTTTCCTGTAAATGTTTTACAAGTATTTGACACAGGAACTACAGCAGGAGAAATAGTAGCGCTATGGTAGAATATACGCAAGATAATAGTGCATTATTAGACTTAGAAGTGAATTACATACTTATAAGAGAATAATGACAATGCAAGATATAAAAATATATGCTTTAAATTTGGTGAGTTTAGCTGTGTCTTTTACACACGTAGAGATGGTATTAAAATTAATTCTATTAGCAGCTTCTATAGTTTATACGGCTCAAAGAATATGGATTAATTATAATGAAAAGAAAAATAGATAAAATTATAGTTCATTGCTCAGCAACCAGACCTTCACATGATATAGATGTGAAAGAGGTTGACAAGTGGCACAAAAAAAGAGGGTGGTCAGGTATTGGCTACCATTTTTTTATAAAAAGAGGTGGCTTAATTGAATTTGGCAGACCTTTAGAGAAACAAGGCGCTCATACAAAAGGCCACAATAAAAACAGCATAGGTATTTGTTACGCAGGTGGAGTTGAAGAAGAAAGAGGAGAAGACGGCAAATACGAAGCAGTAGATAATAGAACTGATCAACAAAAAGACAGTATTTTAACTTTGCTGATATTTCTTAAAAAAGCTTTTCCAAAAGCAGTAATACATTCTCATCGAGATTTTGCTGCAAAAGCATGTCCAAGTTTTGACGCAACAAAAGAATATAAGTATTTATGAAAAAACTATGGCAATGGCTCAGCGGAAATGTAATAAAAGATGTTGGCGAAGTATTAGATGAGCTTATAACTACTGATGAAGAAAGGTTACAGGCAAAACAAAAAATTACAAAAATTTTAGAACAAGCTGATAAAGAAGCTCAAGAACAAGTTACCGAACGTTGGAAATTTGACATGGCATCAGATTCAGTCTTATCCAAAAATATTCGTCCAATGGTACTAATATATTTGACAGTAATATTTACTGCATTATGTTTTACTGATGGAAACATTGGAGAGTTTACAATATCAAAAGAATACATTCCTATTTTTCAAACATTGCTCGTAACAGTATATGGAGCTTATTTTGTTGGAAGAAGTTGGGAGAAAGCTTCAAAGAAAACTAAAGAATAATTCATACCTTTGCATAATAACCATAATTTAATAAAATGAAAAATTTAAAAAAGACAGAACTAGTAGAATTACAAACTTTGAATTCAGATTTTGTAAACTTAAAAACTCAATTAGGTGATTTAGAATTACAAAAGCACCTAGTAATAGAGCAAGTACAAGAAGTTAGAAAAAAATTCGCAGATTTAGAAGCTAAGCTTGTAAAGAAATACGGAGAAAACACAACTATTAACTTGCAAACAGGTGAAATAAAAGAAAAAGAAAAAGAATAAGATGGCAAAAATTAGCAATACTATATCGTATCCTGGTCAATCACCGATTGAAGGGGCAGATTATTTAATTGGAACAGCGGCTAACTCTACTCCAATTGGTCTTCAAACAAAAACATTTACAATACAAGGTATTGCTGATTTTATTATTGACGCAGCATTTGATGGTGTGTCATACAGGCTTCCTATTTTTACAGCTGCTTCTGCAGGACAGGAGTCAGTATTATTAGTAGATTCATTATTATATCAAGACACAGCTTCTCTAGGTGGTAAACCTGGAGAAGTTCTTGGTACAACTGTTTACTTAGATAATGGTTCAGGCGTTGGATCATTAGAGGTTGCTCAAAATGTTTTAGTTAAAGCTAACCTTACAGTAAACAATAACGCAAACATATTAAATGATTTTTATGTAGCAGGAGATTCAGTATTTGATGATTCAGTTACAATGAATCAAGAAATAAGATTAATTGGAGATGTTTACGATTCTACAAACACTCAAGGTAATCAAGAACAAGTTTTAGTTTCAGATGGAAACGGAAAAGTAACTTGGCAAAACTTCCAAGGTTCAGGATTAGAATACCAATCAGCTTGGGATGCTTTAACAAATGTACCTGATTTACAGGTTTATCCATTAACTGCTGATAATACAGGTAAATATTGGGTAGTATCAGTTCCAGGAACAACTCCTTTAACAGATGCCGCAGGTGGAACAATTACAGATTGGGAGCCAGGTGATTGGGCAATTATCTCTGAAGATATTGCAGGAAATGTTTTTTGGGATAAAATTGACAACTCCTCTGTATTAACAGGGCAAGGTACAACAGGAAATATAGCAATATGGACAGCACCAAGAGAGCTTGGTGATGCACCAATAAAACTAGGAGCAGGAACTCAATCTTTAATCTTTAATGACGCAGTTTCTTCAAATGGAGATTATGCTAATTCCTTTGGGTCTGCTTCAAGTGCAACAGGAGTTCAATCTTTTAGTGCAGGTTATGCTACTGATGCTCAAGGAGGAGCTTCACAAGCTTTTGGAAATCAAACTACAGCAACTGGTGATTATTCATTTGCCGCAGGAAATGATTCAATTGCAAATGGAACATCTTCTCTTGCATTGGGAAGTAACACAACAGCAGATGGAAAATTTTCTACCGCATTAGGAAACACAAGTATTTCAACAGGTGAAGCATCATTTGCAGTTGGTTTTCAAGCGAAATCTACAGCAGATTATTCTGTAGCTTTTGGAGATTCATCTGAAGCATTAGGACAACATTCTTTTGCAGGAGGTAAGGATTCAATTGCTTCACAACAAGCTTCTTTTGCATTTGGAGAAAATTCATTTGCTCAAGGACAATCTACAACATCTATAGGTTCAGATGTTACTGCAAAAGGGAATAACTCTATAGCTTTAGGTAAAGATAGTATTGCAGAACAAGATGGCTCAATAGTAATAGGTTTAAGTAATGTTGCAGGTTCAGCAGGTAATGGAGGTGGAGTTGCAATAGGTTCAGGAAACAATGCATTAGGGTATGATTCAGTCGCTATAGGTAATGGAAACAATGTTGATGCAACTGCAAATGGTGCAGTTGTAATGGGAGCTTCAAGTGTTGTAAACGGACAATTTTCTTTTGCTGTAGGTAAACAAAATACAGTTGAGTCTACTAGCGGTACAGGAATAGGTCGTGATAATGTAGTTAAAGCACCTGCAACAAATGGAATTGCTTTAGGTTATGAAAATCAAGTTGAAAAAGAAGGTGGAGTTGCAATAGGTACAGATAACGATGCTGTAGGAAAATGGAGTATTGCATTTGGATACAAGAACAACTCTACAGGGGATTATAGTGTTGGAATAGGACAAGAAAACCAAGCTACAGGAATCAATGGTACTGCAATTGGTAAGTCAAACACAGCATCTTCTGCAGCAGCAGTAGCTTTAGGATTAGAAACTACAGCTTCAGGTAGTGCTTCAGTAGCATTAAACAATTCAACAGTTGCTTCAGGAGGTGATTCATTTGCTTCAGGATTTGAATCAACTGCAACAGGAGCTGCAGGAACAGCAATGGGATATAGAACTTCTGCATTAGGAGATTATGCTTTTGCAGCAGGTTATTTATCTAACACAAACGGAGATTCAGCTATTGCAATGGGTGATAATGCAAAAGCAGATGCTAATAATACTGTAGCAATTGGAGCTGATATAGTAGTTGATTTAAAAAGAAGTGTTGGTATAGGAAACAACTTACTAGTTAAGGGAGATACTCAAGTAGTAATTGGAAATGGATTAGAAGGAACTTCTTTTAAAGAAACAGTATTAGGTTCATTTAATTTACCTCCAAGTAGTCCAAGTGTAAATACTTGGGTTGGTACTGATGATTTATTTACTATCGGTAATGGACAAGATATTAATACTAAAAGTAATGCCTTAGTTTTAAATAAAAATGGTGAATTAAAATTACCATCATATGGAGGTGGAACAATAACAGGAACTGCCACATATAATTTAGGTGTTGATGCAAGTGGTAACGTAATCGAAGTATCCACAGGTGGTGGAGGTGGAGGTACAGTTACAGGTTCTGGAACTCAAGACTACATTACTAAATGGAATAGCAATACAGCTGTTGGAAACAGTATAATGTTTGAAGGAGGTCTAGGAATTGGACTTGGAACGGTTACTCCATCATACGCTTTTGATAATCATTATGCCGCAGGAAGATATGCTTCATTTGGAGTTGCATTTGCTGAAGTAGTATTGGCTAACAACATTATAAATATTGGAGATATAGATGGTCAAGCAGCTGCTTTAGGTCTTTATGATGATTCTAGTGCTAGAACAGTTCTTGTAAAAGGTGGAAATGTAAGAATAGGTGCAGGTGGAGCAGCTACTGAAAAATTAGAAGTAGAAGGAAATATAAAGTTAAGTGGAAGTGGCAATCAACATGATATTTATACTGCTAATGATAAATTACAGTTAAGCGCTGGTGGTAATGGTGGCACTGGGTTTTTGCTTGATGATGCAAATGGTACAGTTACAACAGATACAAATTCTGAAGTTGGAATAGGAGTTACAATTCCATATGCAAAATTAGATGTAGCTGGTGCTATAAAAATCGCTGACACTAGCGCTTCACCAACTGCAAATACTGTTGGTTCAATAAGATATAGAGTAAGTGGTAACAATAGTTATATAGATATGGTGATGCAAGATGGTGCTACTTCATATGCATGGGTAAATATAGTACAAAAGAACTGGTAATAAATGGCTGTAATTAAAAAGTACATTTCAAATGAGTTTGTAATCATAGGTGGTAATGCTTCTCAATTTTTAAAAGGAGATGGTTCATTAGACACAAGCATTTATGTTACAGGAGGCCCTTATTTACCTGTTGCAGGTGGAATAATGAATGGGCCTACTTACCATGGTAACAATGTAAAGTCATTGTGGGGGTCAGGAAATGAGCTTAGTATTTTTCATGATGGAACAGATGCTTATATAGATAATGTTTTAGGTAATTTAAAAGTATCATCTGATGTAGATTTTTCAGGAACTATTACAGCTGATGGTTATGATTCCCAAGATTGGGCAACTGCTTATGAAGCTTCAATATATAAAGCAACAGTAACAGGGTCTAGTAATAAGACATTAACCTTAGATCGTGAAGATGGCGGAACAGTAGTAGCAACTTGGCAGGATAACACAGATTCAACTTTTACTTTTACACAAGGAGTTTCATCTGTAACATGGAATATACAGCATAATTTAGATAGATTTCCATCAGTATCAGTAGTAAATACCAATGAATTTGTCATTCATGGCGAAGTCGAATATATAGATAGTAACAACGTAACATTAACATTTTCAGCAGCCTTTGCAGGTAAAGCTTATTTAAACTAAAAAAACAACATGGCAATTAATTTTTTAAACAGCATTGACTTCAACAAAAATGAGTTATTCAATGCAAAAATTCAAAACGAAATAAATGACGCAGCTGCAGGAACTCCTGTTGATGGTCAGTTATATTACAACACCACAGACGATAAACTGAAAGTTGGTGAAGGAGGAAGTTGGGTAGCCCTTCAATCTTCTGCTGATACAAACACAACCTATGATTTAACTGCTACAGGTTCAGGTAACGGAACTTCAACTGTTAATTTAGTGGCTTCTAATCCATCTAGTACTGATAGTATTTTATTTACAGGTGGTGGTACAGCTAGTGTAACACGTTCAGGTACTACAATTACAATTACAACAAATGATCAATATGATGGTACAGTAACATCTGTTGGAGCTACACATGCAGGTAATGCATTTACAGCTGCAATTGGAGGAACTGCTTCAATTAATCCATCTGTTAATATAACAATGAACGGTACAAGTTCTCAGTATGTTAATGGTGCAGGTAATTTAGTAACTTTCCCATCTATTCCACAAGGAGACATTACTGCAGTAAGTGCAGGAGCAGGTCTTCAAGGTGGAGGAACTTCAGGTTCAGTATCATTAGCTGTAGATTATTCAGGTGCAAATAACATTATAGATTCTGCTCCAGATGGAACAGCTATAGTTGCTTCTGATAAAATTTTATATGAGGATGCAACAGATAGTACAGTAAAAGAAATTGCTGTATCAAGTTTAGTTGCTTTAGCTCCTCAAGGAGATATTACAAATGTAAGTACAACATCGCCAATAACAGGTGGTGGTTCAAGTGGTTCTGTAAATATTTCTCACGCAAGTCAGTCTGATACAGAAACTACAGATACTGCTTCTTTATCATTTGGAGGGACATTCGATGCATATACAGAGGTAACAACAAATGCTACAGGACACGTTACAGGTCATGAAGTAACAACATTTACTTTACCTGCTAACCCAAATACAAACACAACTTATCAGTTAAAAGTTGGAGCAGGTGGTTCAAATACTGCTAAAGTAGAATTAGATGCTAATTCAGGAACAGACACAAGCATTACTGTTAGTGGTACATCCAATGAAATACAAGTTACTGAAACTGCAGGAGCTGGAGGAACAATATTTGTTGGATTACCAAATGACGTTACAATTTCTTCTGACTTAACAGTTGGAGATAATATAACAATGACAGGTGGTGTTTTAAGCGTTACAGGTACAGGTTCTTTTACAGGACAATTAACTGTTCCAGTAACTCCAACAGCAGCAGGTTCAGCAGCTTCTAAAAGCTATGTAGATTCTACATTAGCAGGTTCAGGAGCTTTGATATTCCAAGGAGGATATAACGCAGCAACCAACTCACCTGATTTAGATTCAAATCCAAGTTCATCTATTAAACAAGGTTGGACATATGCAGTAACAACTGCAGGACAATTCTTTGGAGAAACAGTTGAAGATGGTGATTTACTTATTGCAGAATCAGATGCTCCAACCGCACTAGCTAATTGGACAGTAGTTCAAAACAACATAGGTGTTGCAACAGCAGGTTCAAGTGATGGAGCAACAACAAAAGGTATTGCAGGATTTAATTCAGCTCACTTTAATGTAACATCAAACGGATGGGTTTCTTCTGATATTTATGGTGGTGGTTCAACATTAGGTATTGTGCCTTCAGGAGGTGGAAGTTCTACTTTCTTAAGAGGTGATGGTTCATGGGTAACACCAACAAACACAAACACTCAGAGAGCTGCAGGAACAGGTTTAAGTTTATCAGGTAACACTATAAATGCTAATGTAGCTGGAACTCAATCAGTAGCGGCAAACACGGCTAGCTCAACAAGTAGTAGAACATATAAGGTTCAAGTTGATTCAGGAGATAACTTAGTGGTTAACGTACCATGGGTAAATACAAATACTCAAACTGTAACTAGTGTAGATGAAATAAGTCCAGGGACTTCTGGAGGAACGCCAATTGTAGTTAATCCAACTACAGGAGCTGTTAAAGTTCAGTCAATGGCTTATGACGGAGGTTCTAATGTAGGTCACGTACCTACAGGAGGTTCAAACAGTACATTCTTAAGAGGTGATGGTACATGGGAAGTTCCTCAAACTGGAAGTAACAACTATTTAACTTCTTTATCTTTTAACACAGGTAATGGTATATTAACTGCAGCAAGACAAGGTTTAGGAAATGTAACTGTTGATTTAGATGGTAGATATGCATTAAACTCTGTAGTTACAGGTGCATTAGGAAAAAGACTTACATTAACTAGTGCTTCAGGAGCAGTAACAAGAACTGTATCAGGTGGAGTAACTAAATTTTCAGTAGACTGTTCTTCTTCGCTTGTTTTTGGTTCGGTAGCAAATGATGCTTTAGATGTAAAAGTTGAAATAATGAGTACAGCTGGTGAAACAGTATTTGCTGAAACAACTAGAAGTGGTGCTGAAGTAATTGTTGCTTTTGCAGGTACAGTTGCAGATGGAACTTACATAGTACTTCTTACATATGTAGGATAAACTTTTCTGTAGGCACACTATGTAATGTAGTGTGCCTATATAATATATAAAATAAATAATGGCTATACAATTATTAACATCAGCAGAAGTATCTACTACATTAAAAGTTGGTACAACTGCAGCTATAGGGTCTCCAATGTATTCAGCGCCTAATTTTGGAATAACCCCTAACCTTATTGTTGCCACACCAGTTGAACCTGTTCCAAACAGCTCACCAGGTGTAATACAGACAATGTGCATGGATGGAACTGTATCGTCTGGTCAAGAGATTGGAAGACTGCAGTTTGCTCACAAAGATGATTCTACTACTGGTTATGCAACTTCATATATAAGGTCTGTAAATCAAAATACCGCAGGTTCAGGAGCAGGTGGTGGAGGTAATATAAGATTTGGAACTGCAAGCTCAAGCTCAGGTGCTAGTATACAAGACCGAATGACTATTCGTTATAATGGAAATGTGGGCGTGGGGATTACAGCCCCTGGCTCTAAATTTGTCGTAGATGGAGATGTTGAATTTTCTGATGGAGGTGACCGAGGTTTTTATTTAGACCCTTCTATAGGGGAGTTTGAACTAGGAGATATTGATGGAGTTGGTGGTGAAGCATATATTTCTAGTGATTCATCTGACATTACTTTTTATAATTCAGGAAGTACAACTTTAAACCTTCAAAGTAATAATAGGGTAAAAGTTGGTTCAGGCTCTGCTTCTTACAATTTTGATGTAACAGGTACAGGTAGATTTACCTCTACAGTTAGAGCTACTAACTTTATATTATCTTCTGATGAGCGTTTAAAAACAAAAATAAAAGATTTAGAACCAACAAAAATAGATGTTGATTGGAAGTCTTTTGAAATGAAAGAAGAAGAAGGAGATTATAGAACAGGTGTTATAGCTCAAGATTTAGAAAAATCTCATCCTGAGTTTGTTAGTCAAGATGAAGACGGTTTTAAATCAGTTAAATATGTAGATTTATTAATAGCTAAAATTTCAGAGCTAGAATCTCGTTTAGCAAAACTTGAAAAGTAATGGCTGTACCTAATACAACCACATTTAATATGTCTGATGTAAAGGCTGCTGTGGGAAACTACGACAATCTTGCAGACCTTTTTAAATTTGCGGATTCAGCTCAGTTTGATCCTCTGTATGCAGGTAATAAAGATAATTTACTAAATTTTAGAAATTACGGAAATCAAATAGTATGGAGAGCTTTTAATGCTTATGGGCCTGAAAAAAGCTTTAATAGTAAATCTTGTGGAACAAAACCTAATGTAACATTATATTACTTTGGAAGTAATAGTAGCTGTATTCAAATAGGAAATACAATTTGTAATAATAGCTCTGGAACAAGTTGTAGAGTAAGTACAGGAGTTTATTATACTACTTATTGTTTTGACCAATGGATAGAGGTTCTTTATGATAGTAAGCAAGGCGCTTATACTGTGGTAAATTTAGGATACTGTTCACCACCTTAAATAAAATAAAATGGATATAAGAAAAATATCAGTCGGAGCAGACTATAAATCGAGTGCAATGCACTATATTGTAAATCAAGAAATTTTAAATGCAAATTATATTATACATTTAATAAAATATGTATCTGAAAATGATTCAATAAAAATATGGATTGAAAACAAACAAGGAGAAATATTTCTTTGGAAAGAGTTTAATTCAAATATGCCAATATCAATCGAATATAATATAAATTTTGAATGAAATCACCTTTTTATTTCATTGTAAAACCAAGCAATGACAAAAGGTATGATAATACTAAAAAGATTGGGAATGTTAATTTTATAACAAGCACATCAAAAGAAGATCATACCGTATCAAATAGATATGCAATAGTTGTTGAAACACCAATAAACTATTCAGGCCCTATTAAAATAGGAGACACACTTTTAGTTCATCATAATGTTTTTAAATATTATAATGACATGAAAGGAGTAGAGAGAAGTGGAAAGAGTTTTTTTAAAGATAATTTGTTTTTTATTGATTTCGATCAATTTTTTATGTTTAAAAGTAAAGACACTTGGTCATGCCACTCAAAATACTGCATGGTAAAACCTTTACCTAAAAAAAACAATTACCTTAAAACACATCAAGACGAAGAACCTTTAGCAGGTTTAATTAAATATACTAATGATTCTTTAATAGAAAAAGGAGTTAATGTAGGTGATAAAGTTTATTTTCAACCTGATAGCGAATATGAGTATAATTTAGATGGCGAAAAATTATACAGAATGTTTACTAATAACATAACAATGGTTTCATGAATAATATAGAATTAAAATTAGAAATAATTAAAGCAGGAAAAAAAGCTGTAAAAGAGCTTATAAAAGTTGCTAACGAAGGTATATTAAAAAAAGACCTAGATGGATTAGCTCCTGATATTGCAGCAGATAGATTAAAGAACGCAGCGGCTTCTAAGAAGTTAGCTATATTTGACGCTTTTGAAATTTTATCTAAAATTGAAGAAGAAAACAATATGATTAATACAGAAAACGTAGAAACAAAAGCAGCGCTATTTAAAGGCTTTGCAGAAGGTAGGTCAAAATAATGTATACACAAACTTTATATAAAATACTTGAAAATGTTGTGCCTGAAAAGGTATTGAATTCTTACAATAAAAAGAAAGCATGGAAGTATGGATATAATAAAGAATATGACATTATTATTATTTCAAAAGACGGCACAATTGGTGATGTATATGAAATACAAAAATTACGAATAGCCTTACCAAAAGTAAAAGATGTTCATAGTTTTAAAAATAATTATTGGGATAAATTAGAATATCCTAAAGAGTTAAGTAAAATAAAAAACGTGTTTGATTGGGATAAATATCCTGATACTTTTAAAGAAAAATGGTATGACTATATTGATAAAGAATTTGAAAGACGTGAAGAAGGGTTTTGGTTTTATAACAAAAATGTTCCTACTTATATTACTGGCTCTCATTACATGTACTTGTGCTGGACCAAAATTGATGTTGGGCAGCCAAACTTTAGAGAGTCCAATAGATTATTCTATTTATTTTGGGAGGCATGCAAAGCAGACATTCGTTCATACGGAATGTGCTATCTTAAAAACAGGCGTTCAGGCTTTTCGTTTATGTCCTCATCAGAACTCGTGCATGCAGCAACCACCTCACGTGACTCACGTTTTGGCATATTGTCAAAGACAGGGTCGGATGCTAAGAAGATGTTCACCGATAAGGTCGTTCCCATATCACTTAACTATCCCTTCTTCTTCAAGCCCATCCAGGACGGTATGGACAGGCCGAAGACGGAGCTTGCCTATAGAGTCCCTGCCTCAAAACTCACCAGAAAGAAACTTGATGCAAATCAAGCCGTTGAGGAACTCGAAGGTCTTGACACCACGATTGACTGGAAAAACACAGGGGACAACTCGTACGATGGAGAAAAATTAAAAATACTTGCTCACGATGAAAGTGGGAAATGGGAAAGACCTGATAACATATTAAATAATTGGAGGGTTACAAAAACTTGTTTAAGATTAGGTTCTAGAATTATCGGAAAATGTATGATGGGAAGCACATCTAACTCAATAGAAAAGGGTGGGGGTAACTTTAAAAAATTATATACAGATTCCGATGTGGGAAAACGAAACAAGAATGGTCAAACCAAAAGTGGACTATATTCACTTTTCATCCCTATGGAATGGAATTATGAAGGATTTATAGATGTTTATGGGTATCCTGTATTTGATGAGCCGAAAGAAGATTTAGAAGGGCCATTTGGAGACGTAATAGATGAGGGTGTCATCAATCATTGGAATAATGAAGTAGAAGGTTTAAAGTCTGATCCTGATGGATTAAACGAATATTATAGACAATTTCCTAGAACAGAGTCTCATGCATTTAGAGATGAAAGCAAGCAATCATTATTTAATTTACAAAAAATTTATCAGCAGATAGATTACAATGATTCTTTAATAAAAGATAGGTTTGTTACGAGAGGTTCTTTTAGTTGGAAAAATGGCGTTCAAGATACAGAAGTTATTTTTTCACCAAATGATAGAGGTAGATTTTATGTTTCTTGGACTCCTAACAAGCAATTACAAAACAAATATTATTATAAAAACGGAGTTAAATATCCAAGCAATGACCATATGGGAGCGTTTGGTTGTGATAGCTACGATATATCAGGAACAGTAGGTGGTGGTGGTTCTAACGGAGCTTTGCATGGAATGACTAAGTTTCATATGGATGAAGGCCCAACTAGTGAGTTTTTTTTAGAATACATTGCTAGGCCTCAAACTGCAGAAATATTTTTTGAAGATGTTCTTATGGCTTGCGTATTTTATGGAATGCCAATTTTAATAGAAAACAATAAACCTCGTTTATTATATCATTTTAAAAATAGAGGATACAGAGGCTTTAGTATGAACAGGCCTGATAAAATTTATACTAAATTATCAAAAACAGAAAAAGAATTAGGAGGAATACCTAACAGTTCAGAAGACGTAAAACAAGCACACGCAGCAGCTATAGAGTCGTATATAGAAAAGCACGTAGGTTTTGATATGTCAGGCACATTTAGGGAATCAGATTTAATAGGTTCTATGTATTTTATTAGAACGTTAGAAGACTGGGCAAGGTTTAACATTAACAACAGAACTAAGTTTGATGCGTCAATAAGTTCTGGCTTAGCTATTATGGCAACGCAAAAGAACCTTTATCAGCCCATTAAAAAGAAATCAAAAATAAAACTTAACTTTGCAAGATACGACAATAAGGGAAGTTATAGCCAAATTATACAATAAATGGAGGATGTAAAAATCACGTTAAATCCCACAGGTTTTCCTAGTCAATTTGTTTCAGACAAAGAAAAGGATTCCTTTGAGTTTGGATTACAAATAGGACAAGCTATTCAATATGAATGGTTCAGAAAAGATGGTGGACAAAGTAGATTCTACAATCAATGGGCAGACTTCCATAGATTGAGACTATATGCTCGTGGTGAGCAGTCAATACAAAAATACAAGAACGAACTTGCTATAGATGGCGATTTAAGTTATCTTAATCTTGACTGGACTCCTGTGCCTATTATTCCAAAATTTGTAGACATTGTTGTAAATGGAATGGCTGATAGAGTATTCAAGATAAAAGCTTATGCTCAAGACGGAATGTCTTTAGATAAAAGAAGTGAATACCAAGTAAATTTAGAAAAAGATATGCTAGCAAAACCTGTTATGAAACAGGTACAGCAGCAACTAGGAATAAATACATTTGCTACGTCAGAAGAAGATGTTCCTAATACTTCAGAAGAATTAGCATTACATATGCAGTTGAAGTATAAACCTTCAATTGAAATAGCAGAAGAAGAAGCAATAAATACATTACTTTCTGAAAATAGATATTACGAAATACAAAAACAGTTGTACTACGATCAAACTGTATTAGGTGTTTCAATGTGTAAAAATACATTTAAGCCAGGAGCAGGAATTTCAATTGAATATGTAGACCCTGCTAATGTTGTTTATAGTTATACCGAAGATCCTCATTTTGAAGATTGTTTTTATTGGGGTGAAATTAAAACATTACCAATAACTGAATTGAAAAAAATTGATACGAGTTTGACAAGACAGGATATGGATGAAATATCTAAGTATAGTCAAAGTTGGTATGACTACAATAATACAGCTCAATATTACAATAATAGTTTATTTAGTAAAGATAGCGCTACTGTTTTGTTTTTTAATTATAAAACAACACATACGTTTACTTACAAGAAAAAAGTAAATTCATCTGGAGCAGAAAAAGTAATAGAAAAAGAAGATACGTTTGACCCTACTCAGGAAATGCAGGAAGAAGGAAACTTTAAAAAAGTTTCTAAGACTATAGATGTTTGGTATGAGGGTGTAATGGTAATGGGAACAAACATTTTATTAAAGTGGAGAATGGCTGAAAACATGGCTAGACCACAGTCTGCATCTCAAGAAGTTTATCCTGAATATATAGCATGCGCACCTAGAATGTATAAAGGTGTTTTTGAATCTTTAACAAGACGTATGATTACGTTTGCTGATTTAATTCAAATAACACATTTAAAATTACAACAAGTAATATCTAGGGTAGTACCTGATGGTGTTTTTATAGATGCTGATGGATTAAATGAAGTAGACCTAGGAACAGGACAAGCCTATAATCCTGAAGATGCATTACGAATGTTTTTTCAAACAGGTTCTGTTATTGGTAGAAGCTATACTCAAGATGGAGATTACAATCAAGCAAAAGTACCAATTCAACAATTAAATAGTAATTCAGGACAAGGTAAAATACAAAGCTTAGTTGGTTCATATAATCATTATATGCAAATGCTAAGAGATGTAACTGGATTAAATGAAGCTAGAGATGGCTCAACTCCTGATTCATATTCTTTGGTGGGATTACAAAAACTAGCTGCATTAAGTAGTAATACAGCTACAAGACATATTTTAGACGCAGGTCTTCAAATGAGTCAAAGACTTTGTACAGCATTATCTAGTAGAATTGCGGATGTAATAGAATATTCAGAATTTAGAGAAGAATTTGTTAATCAGATTGGAAAATTTAATGTTGGATTACTTGAAGAAATAAGTAAATTATATTTGAGTGACTTTGGAATATTTATAGAAATTGAGCCTGACGAAGAAGAAAGAAAAATGCTTGAACAAAACATTCAAATGGCATTGCAGAGAGATTCTATAAACTTAGAAGATGCTATTGATATACGTGAGATAAGAAACTTAAAGTTAGCTAATCAAATACTTAAATTAAAAAGAGTAGCAAAGCAGGATAGAGTTCAAAAAGAAAAAGCTGCTGCTGCTCAACAGCAAGCTCAAATAAATCAACAGTCACAGCAAATGGCTGCACAATCTAAGATGCAGCAATTCCAAATGGAAAATCAAGCGGCTATACAGCTAGAACAAGCTAAAGCTGAATTTGCAGTTAAAAAAATGCAAGGTGAAGCCTCAATAAAGGCTGAGCTTATGAATCTTGAGTTTTCACTTCAAATGAAATTAAAAGGAGTGGATATCGATATGAAAAAAATGGAGCAAGAAGGTTTGAAAAAAAGAGAAAATGAAAGAGAGAATGCTAAGTCTGCTAGAATATCTCAAGCGAATACAGAACAATCAAAACTTATAGAACAAAGAAAAAACAATTTACCATCAGTTAGTTTTGAATCCAATGAAGATAGTTTAGATGGGTTTGACCTTGCTGAATTTGAGCCAAGATAAGCTTGAAAATCAATTATAATTATATAGTAACTTTGTAAAAATTAAATCAAATGGAAATTAAAGTAAAATCACTAGACTCTGTGCCAGAAAAATCTACACAGGAAGTAGAAGAAAATCTATTAAAAAAACACGAAGAAGAAAACAACGATAAATCTACTGATGTTGTTGAAGAACAACCTGTAGAACAAGTAGCCGAAGATTCGGCAGTTGAAAGTACAACTATAAAAGACGAAGACGTTCTTTCATATATTAAAAATAGATATAATAAAGATATATCTTCAGTTGATGATTTGTTTGTTGAAAGAGAACAATCGAATGATTTACCTGAAGAAGTATCTAAATATTTAGATTATAAAAAGAATACAGGTCGTGGATTTGAAGATTTCGTAAAAGTAAATAAAAATTACGATAATTTAGATGACGATCAAGTATTAGCAGAGTACTATTCTTTAACAGAATCAGACTTAGACAAAGAAGACATTCATTATTTAATGGAAGAAAAGTTTTCTTTTGATGAAGACATTGACGATGAAAAAGATATAAAGAAAAAGAACATTGCTAAAAAAAGAGAACTTTCAAAAGCTAAGACATATCTTAATGAGTTAAAAGAAAAATACAGAACTCCTCTTGAGTCAAGTGGGAATTCTATTTCAGAAGAACAAATTAAGGAAATCGAAGCTTACAAGAGTTATATTAAAAATTCTCAATCAGCTAAAGAAGTCAATGATAAGAAGAATGAGTTTTTTGTTAAACGAACTAATGAAGTTTTTAATCCTGAATTCAAAGGTTTTGAGTTCGAAGTGGGAAACAAAAAAGTAAAATATTCTTATGGTGACGTTAATGAGATGAAGTCTAAGCAAAGTGATTTAAACAATCTAGTCAGTAAATATGTTGGCGATGATGGTTTAATAAGCGATGCTAATGGATGGCATAGAGCGCTAAGTGCTGCTATGGATCCTCAGCGATTTGCTAATTATTTTTATGAGCAGGGAAAAGCAGATGCGATTGGTGACGTTACTAAAAAAAGTAAAAACGTCAATATGTCAATTAGGCAAACTCCTCAATCAATTGGAGATACAGGTTTTAAAGCTAGACAAGTTTCAGACACAAGCGGCAGAGGGTTGAAAATTAGAAGTAAAAAAAAATAAGTTAAAAATTAAAAAATTATTATTATGGCAGTAGATGCAGTACCTGGGTTTGACTTACAACCAAGTTCAGAACAGGTTTTATTACAGACAAACTACATTACTAACTTTGATTTCTTAAACCAATATCTTCCAGATACTTACGAGAAAGAATTCGAACGTTACGGTAATCGTACAGTAGCATCATTCTTAAGAATGGTAGGCGCTGAAATGCCTTCTAACTCTGACCTTATCAAATGGGCTGAGCAAGGAAGACTACACACTAAATATGCTGATGTTGTATCAGACAAAGCGCCAGGAGCGCCTACGGCAACTCTAACTATTAACGATGTATTAGTACCTGGTTCAGGTTCTATCGCAATTCGTGTTGGTCAAACAATTATGTTGTCTGACAGTTCAGTTGCTTCAACTAATAGTAACAAAGCAATTGTAACGGCAGTAGATACTGCAAACGGAACAATTGACGTAGCTTACTATGAGTTAGCAGGTCAAACAATGGCAGCAGCAGTAAAATGTTCTTTATTTATCTATGGTTCTGAGTTTCAAAAAGGAGCTATTGGAATGCAAGGACAGTTAGAAGCTGATGACAGTATTTTCCAAAATTCACCAATCATCATCAAAGATCACTACGCAGTAAGTGGTTCTGACATGGCTCAGATTGGATGGATTGAAGTAACAACTGAAAATGGTGCTACAGGATACTTATGGTATTTGAAATCAGAGCATGAAACTAGACTTCGTTTTGAAGACTATTTAGAAACAGCGATGGTTGAAGCAGTACCAGCAGAAGCAGGTTCAGGTGCAGCAGCAATTGTAGAAGGTGTAGCTTCAGGTGTAGGTAACAAAGGTTCAGAAGGACTTTTCTATGTTATTGAAGAGCGTGGAAATGTATGGAGTGGTGGTAACCCAACAACTCTTGCAGATTTCGATGCAATTATTCAAAGACTTGATAAGCAAGGTTCTATTGAAGAAAACGTAATTTTCTTAAACAGAGAGTTTGGATTTGACATTGATGATATGTTAGCGTCTCAAAACTCATATGGTAACCCAGGTGGTACATCATATGGTCTTTTTGACAATGACGAAGAAATGGCTCTAAACTTAGGATTCTCAGGATTCCGTAGAGGATATGATTTCTACAAAACAGACTGGAAATATCTTAACGACCCAACAATGCGTGGTGATATCGTTGGTGGAGCTATCAATGGGGTATTAGTACCTGCAGGTTCTACAACTGTATACGACCAAGTATTAGGAAAGAATGCTAAGCGTCCTTTCTTACACGTTCGTTACAGAGCTTCAGAAACTGAAGACAGACGTTACAAAACTTGGATTACAGGTTCAGCAGGTGGAGCAGCTACTTCTAGCTTAGATGCTATGGAAGTAAACTTCTTATCTGAAAGAGCTTTATGTACTTTAGGTGCTAACAACTTCTTTATCTTTAAATAAGATAAGAGTATAATTATGTAGTAGTTGCCCTCGTTGAAATGACGAGGGTAATTATTACTTTTATTAAAATTTAATCGAAATCAAATGAAAAAAAAGAAACAATCTTTTGTAGATAAAACCTACAAACTTACCAGAGACAAAGCTCCATTGAGCTACACAATTCCGTCAAGGAATACAAGAAGAAGTACATTATTATATTTTGACGAAGAGACTGGAACAAACAGGTCTATGCGTTATGCTAAAAATCAAAAAAGTATTTTTGAAGATGAGCAAGATGGTAATGTAATTTTAGAGCCAATTATTTTTGAAGATGGCTTTCTAAGAGTAGAAAAACAAAACCAAATATTACAAAAATTTTTATCACACCATCCAGCTAACGGAAAAGAATTTGTTGAAGTTGACAAAGAAAGAGACGCTAGTTTAGATGTTGATTTCTTAGATGTGGCATTAGAAGCTCAAGTTTTAGCTAAAGATTTAGATATTGAAATGCTAGAAACAGTTGCACGAATTGTAGTGGGACTTAGAGTTGATAACTTAACGTCTGCTGAATTGAAAAGAGATGTTAGAATGTTTGCAGGAAGATATCCTGAAGACTTTATGGAGGCTTTAAATGATCCTTTATTAAAACTTCAAAATAAATGTGCTAAATTTTTTAGTGAAGGTTTATTAGTTTTAAAGAATAAAAAGGATGTTTATTACAACTTAAAAGGAAATAAGAAAAAATTACTTACAGTTCCCTACGGTGAAGACCCTTTATTTATACTAGCGTCATTTCTTCAGAGTGATGAAGGGCTAGAGGTAATGAGAATATTGGAAGACAAGCTATAACCAATATAAAAAAATAGGCTTTTACCTGAAAGGGGCTTCACAAAAAATGAAGCTCCTTTTTTTGTATCTTTGTGAAAAGATTAATAGGTATGATAAATACAGTAAGAGCTACCGTCCTTTCTATCGCAAATAAAAATAATTACGGTTATATAACACCTAATGATTTTAACTTATATGCAAAGCAAGCACAATTAGATATTTTTGAAGATTATTTTTATCAATATAATTCACAGATAGTAAAACAAAACGCTAGAGTTTCAGGATCAGGGTACGCAGATATTTTAAAAGGAATAGAAGAAGTTGTTGATAGTTTTTCATCTACTAAATCTTTAGTGACAAGTGGGCTAAATACCTACGATATGCCTGAAGATTATTATTTAATGAACAAGATAAATTACTATCCATTGTTTATTACGCAAGGTGCAGTTACAGTAGTTTCTCAAGATAGAATAGTAGACCAAAATGCAGACTTTATAGCCGATGGTGTTCAGCCAGGAATGTTAATTGTTAGTGTTACAAACCCACTTGACCCTTCAGTAATTGTTACAGGTGATAGTGCTTTTGTTGTTAGTGTTGATAGTGTAAATCAATTAACAATATCTTCAAATATAGGTATTGTTCAGAATCAAGGTTATGCTATTTTAAGTACATCAAGAATAACTGAAGTTGAAAGAGTTTCTCAAAACAAAATATTTTATTTGAATTCATCACCTTTAACTCAGCCGAATTCAACATTTCCAGCTTATGTTTTAGGTGGAGCAAATAGTACTGTTTATGGAAATACCATTACTGTATATCCAAACACTTTAACAACAGAAGGAACAATTATAGGTCAATATATCAGATACCCTAAAGATCCTAATTGGACATATTTTAATATCATTACAGGAGGAGAACCTAGTTTTGATGAAACAGCTCCTGATTATCAAGATTTTGAATTGCCTGATTCTGACCAGACTAATTTAGTCAACAAAATTCTTCAGTACGCAGGAGTGTCTATAAGAGAAGCGCAATTAGCACAATTCGGAAAAATGGAAGAAAAGGAATCAGACCAACAAGAAGGATAAATTATGGCATATATAACAGAATATCAGTATTACGAAAATACAGGAAACCCAAGCACATTAGATGAAAATTGGGGTTCATATCAATATGTATCATTAAATGACATTGTAAATAATTTCATTTTAATGTATGTTGGAAATGATAAGTTGATAAATAATGTTGAAAGATTTAATATTATATTTCACGCTAAAAGAGCTATTCAGGAGTTGAACTACGATTCAATGAAAGAAATTAAAGTTTTAGAATTAGAAGTTTGTGATACATTAAGATATGTATTGCCACATGACTATGTAAATTGGGTTAGAATTTCTTTATACAAAAACGGAACATTACTACCACTAACTGAAAATATACAAACAAATTGGAGCGATGCGTATTTACAAGATAATAATTGTAGAATACTATTTGACCATGAAGGTAAAATACTAAAACCATCTACTTCAACTGTAGACTTACAAAGAATTACAGGTGGTAAGAAAAGTATTTACTTAAATGAACAAAGTCAATACAATGGACAAGAGGGATATTTTTATAATGGCCTTTGGTATTTTGAGTACCCTGTAGGTGCAAGATATGGATTGAACACAGAAACAGCAAATGCAAATCCTACTTTTAAAATAAACAAAAAGTCAGGAGTAATAAACTTTAGTTCTGACATGGCAGGTGAGCTTTGTGTATTAGAATATGTATCAGATGGTATGGAAAATGGAGTTGACTCAGAGATAAGCGTTAACAAGCTTTTTGAAGAGTTTATTTATTCATATATGAAATTTGTTATTCTTTCAAGTAAATATGGAATACAAGAGTATATCATAAATAGAGCTAGAAAGGAAAAATCAGCCCTTCTAAGGAACGCAAAATTAAGATTGAGCAATATACATCCAGGGAGATTATTAATGAATCTAAGGGGACAAAACAAGTGGATAAAATAATATGGCTAAGATTCAAAAGAACTTTGTTGCAGGTAGAATGAATAAAAGCATTGATGAACGACTAGTTCCTCAAGGCGAGTACATAGATGCATTAAATGTAAGATTGGGTTCTACAGAAGGTACTGAAATAGGTGCTGTAGAAAACTCAAAAGGAAATGATTTAGTAGTTGAGTTAGAATTTTTAAATCAACCATTAAGTCTTAGCGCTAGATGTATTGGTGCTTATGAAGATGGTGCAAACGAAACTATTTATTGGTTTGTACACGACAAGGCAAATACTTTGTCATCTACAGGAAAAGTAGATTTAATTGTTTCTTATAATACAAGAACGTTTGTTTTATTTTATCACGTAGTATCTACTTCTATATTAAATTTTGATGAAGATTATTTAGTTAACGGAGTTAATTTAATAGGTGACTTATTGTTTTTTACAGACAACATAAATCCTCCTAGAAAAATAAATGTAAATAGAACTTATTTAAGGCCAAACAACGTTACAACAGTTGATGAAATTACAGAGCAAGATATAGGGGTTATATTAGCCCCTCCATTAAATCCCCCAACTTTAGATAGTTATCAATTAGGTGGTGGTGAAAATTACATGGAGCAACTTTTTTTAAGCTTTGCTTATAGATGGCAATATGAAGATGGAGAGTATTCAGCTTTATCACCGTTTAGTCAAGTTGCTTTTACCCCAGGGCCGTTTGAAATAAATTATGACACCTATGATAATGATGGAATGCTTAATCAGTTTAATACTACTGATGTTACATTTAATACAGGTGGTAAAAATGTAAAAGATATAGATGTAATATTTAAGTTTAGCACAAGTCAAACGGTTAATGTTATTGAAAGATTTAACAAGATAAATGAAGGTTGGCAAGACGATACTTTTCAAACATTACCTTTTACTAATAAAAAAATATTTACAACTTTACCTGAAGCTCAGTTGCTTAGACTGTTTGATAACGTGCCTAAAAAGGCTCAGGCTCAAACAATTATGGGTAATAGATTAATGTATGGTAATTATGTTGATGGATACGATGTTGTTAACTCACAAGGTAAAGAGATATACTTAGATTACAACTTATCTTTAATATCAACGGATCTTACTGCAGACGAAATTGACGGAACACTATCACCTGTTACATATACAATAGAAGGAAGTAGTGTTAATGTAAGCAATGCAAAAACAACAATTGATTTTAGTGGTTTAGATTTAGTAGCAGGCTCACAGATAGGTATTGATTTTTCTTACGAAAGCAATACTTTTGGTGGAGATGCATCTTATGATGATGGAACACAACCTGAAAACTCATATGAAAGGACTTTTCTTTTTAATATACAACAAGATTATCCAAGTGTTTTTGCGTTAGTTACAAGTGCTGAGTTTATAAATGCTGTTAGCGACTTTGTTCCTATAGCCGACTCTAGCTGTTTTAATGTTTGCCAATCAAATTGTACTTCTGGAAGCAGTCAAACTGACCTTTTAAATTGTGGCGTAATTACTAAAAATGAATGGGAGTATGTGGGATTCGGTATAACAGGTACACCACAAGGTATATTAATTGAAGCATCACAGGGTAGTGATGAAGTTTCTTTTACTTTTCCAGCTTTAAAATTCGAACAATATGACCAAACGCAAAACCCTCCAACACCAATGGGGGTATTTGCTTATGAGTATTTAGGAGCTATAGATGCAACAGGTTTATACGCTAAAGATAGTTCAAAACAATCCTTGCATAGTAATAGAGATTACGAAATAGGAATTGTATACATGGATGAGTATGGAAGAAGTACTACTGCTTTAGTTGATACAAACAATACAGTTTTTATACCATGTGATAAATCCATAGCAAAAAATAACATTAGAGTTGAGTTAAACAACTACCCTCCATATTGGGCAACTAAGTATAAGTTTGTAATAAAAGAATCAAAAGGATTATACAGAACTATTTACTCAAACATATTTTTTCAAGAAGAAGAAACAGGTTTAATATACTTTAAGCTTGAAGGAGACAACAGAGATAAAGTAAAAGACAATGACACGTTATTTGTAAAATCGGACACAAATGGTGCTGTGTTAAATTGTGCGTCTACAAAGGTCTTAGGTTTTGGCGTAGAGGTAGATGATTTTCTTTGTGAGAAAAATGCAGATGGAGATTTAATCGAAGGAAGTCCTGCATGTGGACAATTAGGTGGAACGTATATGCAATTAAAACCAAATGGGTTTGCTGCGAATTATCCACCCAATGCTTTTATTGATAGAAAAGATGATTGTAGAGGAACTTATTGTGTTACAGAGGTAAGTACATTTCTTGATAATCCTGATTTTGGTGACCCTGGTGAATTAGAATTTAAGCCATATGACGTACCTGCAGGTAGTCTTGTTAAGATTTATCTAAGAGCGCATAGAAACAGAAGAGGAAGTAAATGTGGTAGTCGTACATATGATTATGAAAAAAGATTTACAGCTTCTCAAGATTACGATAGCTTATATGCTTGGGCTATAGGAGACAATATAGATTTTACAAACGGTGCAACAACAGGTTCAGATGACACTATTAATAGTGTTTCATTTGATGAAACAATGCAAACATTTCCGTTTCCGATATTCAATATAGGGCTTCCTGGTGGAGCAGGACAAAACGTAGTATTTTTTGCAGAAGACCCAAATGATGGTAGACAATTTATGTGTTGGAGAAACGGAACGCCTAATTGTTCTTCACCTGACAAGAGAA